GCCCGACGCTCCGCGCAGTCGATCTTGGGCGGTTTCGGCGCGCTTACGTGCTTGGGCGACGGCGTCGCGCACGATAGGATCATCAGGGGCAGGAATAACAACAGGCTGAATTTTAATACGTTCACGGATAACCTCGACGGTTTGAGTAGTGGCGGCCTCGGTAGCGGCCGCGCGGTTGTCCTGGTCGGCCACGGTGTCGGCGGTAATCTCGCCGGCGCGCTCGACCTGTTTCTCGTCCTTACGCGCGACCTTAGTCTCGGCGCGGGACGTCTCGAGCTTGACGGCGAGCCGGTCGGCTTTGCCATCGTAATACCAGGCTTTGAACTTAGTAAGGCCCAGCACGCCGGCGAACCAGAGTACGGCAAGCAATAGAACGCCGGCACCAATGACGCGAATTAAACCATGTTTAGCGATAAGACTAGCAAGCCAGGGCATGATGACGTCCTTTATAAACAGACAATAAGGTTACGAGCAGCCGCCGCGAATCGAAGCCCGGACACGCCGTATAGCTCTTTTGGTTTCAGGTGCATCGAGTGATAGACCGGCGTATTGGCTGCTGACACGTAGAACAAGGCGTAAGGCGCGGCGATTGAGGCGAGTAAGGTAGCCGGATTTCCTGCGCCTAATAGCTTGTTACCCTCTCGGAAGCCCTTGGCCTGGCAAAACATCGTGGTTCCAACGTCCGCGCCGAAACTCAGGCCGAGCGTTTTCATCATCTTGGCTTCCTGTGAGTCGAGCGTGCCTTTTATGTAATGCTCGTTACTCAGTGCGGCGATATCGGCAGGGCTTACCTGGCAGTCATCGCCCCAATAAAACTGTACGGTTCCCTTGCGGCCTTGGTCGAGAACCAACAGGGACGACATGCAGGGCTTAGTTTCGTGATTCTTTTTCTCGTACCACGAATACGCGGGAACGGTTCGGGTTTCCGTATGCTGCCAATCCCAAGCGCCGTCCGGCAGGGTTTGATGCACTTGAACTTCGGCAGTGCCGCCTTTGTGCCACTTGCCGTGGGTTTCGATAGTGGTCGCGCATGAGGTGAGAAAGAGCGCGAATAGTAGAGCGGTGAGGGTCTTCATACGTTTTTAGCCTCGGCAAATTCGGACGGGATCCAGCGAGGATTGTCGTCGGGGTCGAAATCAATATCGGCTTCGAGAATGGTCTCGCCCGTCGAGGGGATCGTTAGGATCCGCGTCTCAGGGTTGAATTCTGCGCCGGGAGGCACGCTACGCTTCGCCGCCGCCATGTGACCGTAGCAGGCCGCGGCGATCACGTCAAACGTCGTCACGCCTTGGGCGGAAGCGGAAGCCAACGCCGCGAACTGTGCGGGCGTCAGATTGAATTCGCGAGTGTCGACCGGCTGCCCGTTCGCTTTCTGCCGGATATCGGCGGACACGTAGCCGGCCAAGACGAGGCGCGTAAGCTTCGCGACGGGGTCGATAAACACGCCAGCCAGTCGCCAGTAATTTGCGCTAACGCCGGAGTCGCTTCGAGTGATTGTTTTTTGAAATGCCATGATTTATCCCTGATTAAACTACGGTTAAGACGCCGGCATTGCTCCAAACGTCGCCAGCAACAAGCCCCGCGCTGCTTGTTGGCAATGTCGGCATGCGTACCCGTCCACGAACCCCCGAGCCCGAGGCCGCGCCGCCCTGGATTACAATCGCGCCGCCGTTGCCTGTACCATAGCCCACGCCGCCTGTTATGTTTACGGCACCACCAGCAGCAGCGCCACCAGCAGACGCGGCACCCGCGCCGCCGTTAATAGCGAACGCACCGCCGACTATGTTTGTCGCCGCAGTTGCGTAGGCAGTCGCAGCATTTAACGTGACGCTACGCGCGGCAACGTCCGAAAAATACGTGCCGTGAGTTAATGTGAATGATGTGCCTAAGTCGCGGCCGGCATTGATTCCGGTATTGTTTAAGTTCATACCGGTAGACCCGGCGGTTGCGCCGACAAGAATGCTGTCAAGATTAAATCCGGCGCTTATGTCAGTTGTAAATACCGCCTGCCCCGTACCGTTATTTGCCGACAAGGTAAAACCGCGACCAGTACCGCCGGCAGCGTGTCCGCTGAACCACATCTGAAACCCGTTAGTGCTGTTAGGCGTTAGCCGCGCCCAAAGCGCCCCGACACTATTTCGCCATTCAGACAAATTTCCCGTTTGGCTCGTCGCGGCTTGCACGGCAAAGGGAATCGCCGCCGCCGCTTGCGAGACGACCGCGAGCGTATTGCCCGAGAACGTCGTGCCGGGAATACCGCCGAACGCGCCGGCGTTGTTGTATTGCACTTGGCCACTCGAACCGCCCGGGCTCGCTGCGACCGTCTGCCAAGTGCCATCATCGCGCAGGAAGCGCAGCGAACTCGTCACGGGGGCAGGAACTAAGCCCTTCGCCGCCGCCGTGAACGTGTCGAACAGGGCCGTTTGCGCCGTTGCGCTCGCTGCGCCAAGAACCGCGAGGCCCGCCCCCGTAGCTTGCGAGTCGAGGAGGTACTGCGTATGGGGGTCGGCCTGCGCTACGTGGGCGACGACCGCCGCCGCCGCTGCGCCTGCGACCTCCGCGCCGATATCCCCCGGCACGAGGGACACGTCTCCGGCGAGGTCCGGCGCGACGCCGTTCACGCTGTTTACTGAGCCGAACGGGGCCGCGGATATCAGTCCCTCGACTTGCCCGAGATTGGTCGCGTCGCTCGGCAATAGGCCGGCGGCCACGTTTGCCACGAGTCGCGAGGCGTCTCCAGTGCCGACGCTTACCTCGTTTTCGCGCGTATTATTTGAGCCGTTGCCGAGCGCGACCGAGTTAGTATACGCCGAGGTCGCGCCGTAGCCGAGGGCCGTCGAGTATGCTGCGGTCGCGGTAGCCCCTCGACCGAGGGCCGTCGAATACGTGCCGGTTGCCAGCGAATAGGCCCCGAGCGCGGTCGCTTCCAACGCGGTCGCCGTCGATGCAAACCCAACCGCCATACTACGCTCCGCCGCCTCGGATTGCGCGCCGATAGCGATAGAGTTGTCCGCCGTCGCGTCTGCGCCGTCGCCGATCGCGACCGAGTCGGCGCCCGCGGCAATGGCAAAGCCGCCAAGCGCGGCCGAGCGGTCGCCGCTGGCGTTACTGCCCGCCCCCGCGCTTACTGAGTAGGCGCCGGTCGCCGTGTTTACTAGGTAGTCGCCCGCCGGTTGCGCGCCTATGTCGCCGGGCGTCAATTCGACGTTACCGGCGATATCGGGGAGCACGGCGTTAACGCTTGTCACGGTACCGGCGCCGGTGTCGGGGTCGACCCAGCCGGTCGCCTGGTCGGCGTCGGACGTCTTGGCGAGAATTTGCCCCGTCGTGCCGCCGTCGGGAACGCCCGGGCCGGTAGCCCCTACGAGGGCGAGGTTTAGCTCGGCCTCGAGCGAGCCGGCGGGGTCGGTCGTCGATAACGGGATCCCGAACGTTATCTCGGGGACGAGTACCGCTTCGAACGAGGGGGTGGTCATGGCGCGGGCGCCTGCGTCGCGCTTTCGACGATGTCGATCCGAACGTATCCTTTAGTTGGAACGCGCTCGCCGGTGGGGTAAACGAAAACGAGGTCGGTACATGTCGCGCCGAGGGGCCACGCGCCGGCGGCCGTTTGGTCGGCCGATATGCGGTACTGCCCGAGCGCGGCGCTAATGATGACGCCGTCGAGTTGCGCGACGAGGCCGTCGGCGCCCATGACGGGACGCCCCGCGACAAATTTGCGGAGCTGCGCTTGCAACGTCGTTCCTACAGGCAACGGTACGACGAGCTTCGTGCGAGGGTCGCGAGTCGTGCCCAAAAACGAAAAGTATGTGCCTCGCTTGTATTCGATCGCCGCGATTGACATTACAGGGCCTCCAGGCACATTTTGACCTCATAGTCACGGCGGGCGGGAAGCCCCCCGCAACGGTTCGCAGGATCTCGGCAATTAACCTTTTTACCGTTTTTAGTGACCCACGTCCACGCTGCCATACCGCGACATGCGCCAGCGTGATCGCCGGCGTTCAATTTGCGCACGAGCGACGAGTTACAAAACGCCGACGTGCCGACATTGTATGCCCAATGCCCGTACGCGACCCACTCGCCATCCTTAAGGGGGACGGTAACGCACTCGCCCATGCGCGACACCATGCGGGCGACGTAATCAGCCTCGAGCGCATCGCACTCGGCCTCCGTGTATGTCTTGCCCTCAATAACGCGCGAGCCGGTGATGCCATTGCAGACGGTCAAGACCCCCACGATATCGCGGTACGGTTTAAGCGGGCGCTTGTTGCTGCTCTCCCAAACGAACAGGCTCGCCACGATAGCGGCGGCGATCGCCGCGGCGCGGACGCCGGCGGGCGCGTTGCTCTTCGGCTTGGCCGGCGCGTTCACGCGTCAATCCTGAAAATGATGCCGATCCATCTATCCGGCGGCGCTTGGCCCTCGGGGATAGGGGTGGCGGTAGACTCGACGAGAAAAGAATCGCCGCCGCTAGAGACCATGCGGAAGCGCATCGAACAGGTTCGGCTCTCCTCGACGGCAAGGTGCCACTCGGCGCGCACGCGGGGTTGGTCGTCAATATGTACGGCGTTAAGCCATCCGAGCCCGACGACCTCGCTCTCGCGCAGGCCGGTCCAGCGTAGGTACGTTTTATTGACAAGCTCGGTACGACCGTCGGCGTGGCACTCAAAAACTGCGCACTTGGGGTCGGAGTCTTGCCGTACTCGCTGATTCGCCGATAAGCGCGTTACCTGCGCGGCCACGGCTTCAAGGCGGGCCGATAGATTATTTTGCATACCGTGGCTTTCAAACTGCCCGGCGCGCAAGGTCTTGAGGGCCTCGGCGATCGAGCTGCCGTCGTCGGTCGCGACTTGCTTAGCGATGCGATCAATCTGCCCTTGAGCGCCGGAGAAAGCCGTTAGGGCGACGGGCAGTTGCGCGACGGCCTTAAACGCTTCGGACCACGGGGCCCACCAGGCGGAGACGCGCTTGTGCGCGAATTTGGCGTACCCCCAAAGGATCGCGCCAAGCGTGCAGACCCCGATCGCGAAGTCGATAATGCCTGAATATTCGGTTAACATTATGGCGGCTCTCCCCCACGTTGTAGCGAGATAGGCACGTCAACGTACGCGGTCGCCGCAAGGGCGTCGGTCACAGTGCAGCGCCAAGTCGCGAAGCGGATCCCTGCGAGCCCGGCGGCGGTGAATGTGAATATCGGGGACGCGACCGCGGCGTTATCGATCGTAATCGCCGCGCTGCCGGAGACGTACGTCCAAGCGTAGGTATACGGCCCAGTGCCGCCTGTAGCGGTCGCCGTGCCGCCGGCACTTACTGAGCCGGGGCCGTCGGTGCCGTCGTACCCGTATATCGGGTTCGGATCAACGTCGAGCGCCAAGTCGCCGAAACCGATCGGGGCGAATATGTCCTTTAGGTCGACGCCGGTGTCGGTAAAATACGTCACGGCGGCTTTTGCGCCCGCCGTGTATTTTTGATACCGGTCCTTTAGGTCGACGCCGCCGACCGTCAAGTACGTGAGGTCGGCTTTCGCGCCTGATACGTAAGGCGCGAAAATGTCGTCGAGGTCGACGCCGTTCGCTACGAAGTCGGAGGGCATGGCTTAACGCCCCGAGAGGATCAAGTGCACGGCGAGCTTGCCGTAGTTAACGTGCAAAACGCCGTTCTTGTCGCGCGATACGCACGAGGGGTAGGCGCGCTCGACGTCTTGAGCTATGACGCCCGAGTCGTCGGTGCCGGGGAGCTCACCTGGAGCGTTTTCGTTCCACGTCCAAGACATAAGCGCCAAGGCTTCGCGCTTGCCCTCGTAGGGCCGTACGTTGTCCTTGAGCGAAATGTCCGAGGGTGTGTCGAACGAGACTCCGGTAACGGGGCCGGTAAAAGCGTCGCCCGCGAGCTGCGCATATAAAGCCAGATTGGACGCTACGACGGCGCGGTCGGTTGCGGAGCGAGCGGCGGCCTCGGGGCTCGTGGCGTATCGGGTGATGCCGGCGGTGCTTGTCGAGGCGACCGGCAAGCCGGCCGAGCTGCCGAGCTGCTGCCATTTCGTCGGGTCGCTTTCGGGGCTCGTCGTATTGGCGGCGGCGATTGACACGTATATTTTAAAATCGGTCGGGGTTGCCGCAAAGGCGAACCGGCACGTCGCGCCGACGCCGTACGAGAACGGGGCGCCTCCGTTCATGGCCGTCGTAATAAAATCGGGATACCCCCACTGCTGCAAAAACGAGAGGACGTTCGTTATCTCGTAAAGCAAGCCGTTCATTTCGTCGCGTTCGATCGGTTTCGCGTCGGGGTCGACGCCGATCTCGAGCTCATAGTCGGGGCCATAGCCCTGGTTATAACTCACAGAGCCGGACGGCTGAATCGCTTGGGGTATGTCGAGCTTGTCGCCAGCGTTGGCAAAGGGCTCGATAAAGTATTTAGTCGTCATAGTCAGGGCCTACCCGAAAGAGCTAGAGGGGAAATTACCATTATTGAAGTTAAGATTATAGACCCCAAAGCCGAAAACGGGGTACGCGAACACGTCGTAATCTATCCCGACCGTCGAAGGGCGCGGCAATAAGTCAAAATTGCGCAACACAAACGCAAGTTGTGAATCGATCGCGAAGCCGAACGTGTAGGACATAGTCATGTCGAGATTGTCGTTTACCGTGACGGGCCCGAGGTTGCCAAAAACGGCAATCATGAATTTATTTATTTCTGGTACGTTGCAGCGCCCGACGAGCTGGAAGTAACGCAGGCGCAGGATTAGGCGCTGCTGCTCTAGCGTTAAGCTGATGGACCCCGAGCCGCCCCGGCCAAAATTGCCCCGCCCAAAGTTTTGGCGCAGTACGCCAAACGCCCAAGCGGGCGCCGTCGTAGGCGTAGGACCGACCGACACGGTAAGCGGTAAGCCGAGGATGATCGCCCAAACCTTGAGACCGAACGCGTTCGCGGTGCGAAGGTCGAACACGTCGCGCGTCCAATCGGTCCAGAATGCCGACTGATTGTCATCGTACCAGGCTTGTTTCTGCGTGAGTATCGACTCCAGCCTCGGCGCGTTGTTGTACTGCCAGAGCAACGCCCGGAGGATGTCAACGCTAAACTCGAGCGACTGAATGGTACTCACACGGTCACGACCGTAATGTACCCGGACGCCGTGCTCGCTACCTCGTCGAGCGCGAGCGCGTACTCGGTCGACTGGTAGACGGCCCCCGCAACGGTAGCGACCTCGACAAGCGTCACGAACAGGCCCGGCGCAAAGTACGACACGCCGCCGGCGATCTCGAACGGTGACACGCTCGCGCCGACTACAAACCCGCGCTCGCCTGGAATCTCGCCCTCGGCGTAAGCCAGAACGGCGGCCTTAACGTCCGCTTGCGGGTCGCCGAGGTAGTTGCCGACGCGTACCGTAACGCGGATAAGCATGGGTACGTTCGTCGGGCGGTCAAATAGCACGGTGTAAGTTTGGCCGCTGTATTCGTCGACGACCGGGACCGACTCGGAGCCGTTCCACGCTGCGCCGCATGTTTTGTTTTGTAGCAGAGCGAGCGCGACGTCCTCGTCGCTGCCCCCGTCAACGCACGCCCAAACGCTATGCGCGACGAGTGATATGCCGTCGATAACTTGCGTCGTCGGCGCGATGTTCTCGCGGTACTGCATCGACTTGACGCCCTCGACCGCCTGCACGTCGGAGGTAATCGCCTCATTTACGGATATCCCTTGCCGCGCAAGCGTGCGCCGGCGCAGGTCACGGAGAGACTCGTCGGACTGCTCCGCCGTACCGAGTACGCCCTCGGTCGGGTTCGTCACGGTTTCCCAGCCGAGGACCGAGTCGATAACGACGTTCAAAGCGGCCGCGGCGCAAGGGATCGGGCCGAACTCGACAGACTGAAAATTTACCGAGCCGTTTCCGCCGGCGTCAAGCACGACCCCGCCGACGGTCTCGAACAGGTCGCCCGCTGCCGTCGCCGCACGCGTGCCGGCGGGGACGTTGGTCGACGGTTGCCCGGCGACCGTTACGTCGCGAACGAGGGTACGCGTGGCGATTGCGCGCTCGAGGCCCAGTAGGGCGCATATCGCATCGAGAAAGACGCCGCCGGCGAGGTTCGGATTGATCTGGTTTGCGAGCTGCGCATTATTGGCGGCAACGGCCGCGCGCGCGGAGGTCTCGCCGGCGATCATGACGCCTTGCGGCGTGTCGCTCGTAACCTGCAAGTCGGCGCCGAGGGCGGCTTTCCATTCGGTCTGGACCTCGAGCAACAGGTCCGCCGTATCGGGTACGATTACGCCGGTCTCGGTGATGAACTGGTAGTTACCCATTAACCGCCCCTCGTCCGTAAATTGTGCGTATGCCGGCAGTATATCGCAACGTCGAGCCGGTGCGCGAGGTACTGAACGACTCGACCTCGATCACGCCGGGCACGGCTTTTAATATCGTCCGCGCGGCCGCCTCGAATTGTATCGGGTTGTAGTTGTCCCAAGCGGTCGCGAGCGTCGGCATCCCGGTGTTGACGGCGTACTGCATTTCGCCGCGTTGCGCTTGCATGGCCGTCTTGCAATTTCCAATCACGGCGGCGAGGCCGGTCACAATAGACACGTTGCCGTTTACGTCGAGCGCGATATCGTTCGCGGTGGTGGTTTCGATTGTCCGGGTCGTCATGGGTTCGGGGGTCCTGAGTTGCCGGCGCCTGGGTCGACGCCGCTATGCGTATGAGTCTCGAAGTCAATACCGGCGATTTCTGCGCCGGCGGTCGCCGTAACATAGCCAGTTAAAAGGCTTGTGCCCGTCACTTCAAGGTTCCCCGTTACGAGGACGGTCGGCGCTTCTAACTCAATGCGCGTCGGGTGTACGGCGCGCACGCGATCGGGCCCTACGATTATGCGGACCGTACCGTCTAAATTTTGGATGACCATATCGTCGGCGCCCACGTCTCCGGCGATCGTGTAGGTATTAAAAATATCGGGAATAAATCGGCCGTCCTCGAAAGAGTGCAGGCGCACGGTGTTCGGTTGCGCTTCCTTGAGTCCCTGCATAGCGAGCGAGATGTCGCGGTCGCTGGCCTCTATCCACCCCAGATCCCCCGCCTTAACAGGGAAGTTTATCAAGTAGCCGCCGGCGCCGAGGCAAAGTACCGGCACGCGGGCCACTTGTGCGCGCGAGACTTTCGCCCCGTCGGTCGTCAAGACCGCCACGATGGGTTGAACGGTCGCCATGTTCGAGACGCGGTCGTACTGGATAACGCGCGCGGGAAGCATGCCGTCGACGTTTTGCAGCATCTTTTTAAATACCGCACGGAAAGCGCCGCCGAGCGTGCCGTCGTCCGCGGGGTCTTTGCTGGGAATATTGCCTTCGCTCATTTTTCGCCCGCCCGTTTACATTCGGCGATAGTGTAAAACGGCGTGTCGCGGTTTGATATCTCAAAATTTAATTTATAGATGACGTATTTTCCGTTCATGGCGGGGTTTGCCTTCGAGTCGAGCACGAGCTCGCCGCCGAGTTTGGCGTTCGGGTCAAGTAAAAACGTCACTTTTACGCCTTGCTCGGTTAGCTCGGGGATCCCTACCATCCCCGTCGCCTCGCTAAGCGTGTGCGTAATGCCGGCGAGCGGGACGTTATAGTCCTTGACGACGAGGTTCGCGTCGTCGACGTAGGCGTTCACGTTGCCGGAGGCCGATAGCTTATTAACCTGGTTGAGCGCCGAGCCGGTGAACGAGTAGTTAGAAATCAATTTTTCTTTCGCCTCGAATATCAGCGACAGGCCGAGCGCGCTCGCCGCGTCCGCTGCAATACGTGAGAGCGGGGCCTGCGCGCCGTGTGACTTGGCTACGATAGTGCCCTTACTAAATTGGCCCGTTTTTGACTTGAGCGTCAAGGTGATGTCCGGCGCCTGAGTCGGTACCGCCTCGGTGATGTCGCCCTCGTACAAGAGAAAATCGCCCGTCGATACGCGTCCGGCCCATACCTTAACGCGCTTGGGGGTCTTGTTGGAATTGAACGGGCTCGTTTCCGTGAGTAGGTACTGCCTCACGTCTTTTGAGAGGTTCGAAATCCGAACTTCGCACTCGTTCTGTAGCGGGTTCGCGAACTTAGACCCGGACGCCGAGACCCATAAATCGGAATAGACGCGGAGCTGCCCGTCGACTTCAATACCGACCTTTACGATGCGGAGGTCTAGCTCGGCCATGTCAGGCCGCCAGTATTTCGTCGGTCGTTGCAAACGCCAGGAAGCACGTCGAGCCGAACGCCGGGTAATAGGGGATCTCGCCGGGTGCGACGGTCGTAAAAATGAACGAGCCGAACATCCCTACGAGATGGAAGTAAGGGAGCAACGGCGAGCCGGCGCAAGCGCGGACGCCAGAAATAAGCACGACATCGTCGCGCGTAATCGTGACCGCCATCATGCCGCCGATGTCGCGCAGGGCGATGACGTACCGGTGATTGTCGAGCCGGACGGTTAACTCTTGATTAGGTACGGGGTCGAGAGGTATGCGCAGAGTCATCCCCCACCCCCTAGGATGCTTCGGGTAAAGCTATTGCCGTACGTATCGCGCAACCGACGCGCGGTCGATTGGACCTCGGTCGGGCCTCCGGCGGGCGCGGCGGTTGCGCTGGGCTCTGCCGTGCCGGTCTGTTGCCCGCGTTTCACGGTCGAGACGTTGCGTTGCTGCGCGACGGCGCGCGGCGGCAACGCCTGGAATTGGACCGTTACGAGGATCGCTTCGCGCAACCGTAGCGACATGTTGATCGTGTCGTATGTGTCCGGGCTCTCGTCGTGCGGCATGGCTGAGATCAACATGTTGGAATAGCTGCCCGATCGGGTCTGTACGACCAGCAACGACGCCCGGTTGTAAAGGTCTTTTATCTGGTTGTAGGTGTCGCGGTAGTCCTCGCCGGACATGACGAGGTAGAGCTCGATCTCGATCGGGTCAATGACGCGGTGATCGGTCATTGTGCTGCCCGACTCGACGGGGTGATCCATCACGCGCGCCGCCTCGTATACGTCCGCCTTGAGCGGTCGGGCCTTGGCGAAGACCTGATTAAACTCGTCGTCGAAAACGCCTACGGCGTCCGCTGCTGAGTTTTCCGGCGGAGGCGTGGGCGCAGGGGAGGCCGCCGAGGGGAAGCTCGGCAGAGTCACGCCTAGGCGGCTCGTGATGATCGTCGGGAGCGTCATGCGGCGACCCCATCGTCGGTGCCGTCGATCGCGTTGCGGAGCTCTTTCTGCAAGCTAAACGTGAACCCCTTCGCAACGCCCTCGGCGTCGGTCGCTTGCGTGTTAACGGTGACTTTGTCCACGCGTACCGTCGTCGTCTTATTGTTGGTGCGCGCAGCGTTGTTGATCGAGTTTGAAGTCTGCGAACTGATAGGCGAGTTTGTCGCGCCGAGTGCGCCCTTTGCTACGTTGAGGAGCGAGAGCACGCGCGACTTGCCGCCAAACGACGCGCCCTCAAGTTTTTCAAAGATGCTAAAAAGCCCCTCGAGCGCGGGTATCTGCTGCTTGACGTCTGCCACGAGGGCGCGTATCGCGTCGCGGAAAGTATTGATCGCGTTCGGGATTGAGTCGTTAAACAGGTCGGACATTAACTGCCCAAACGCGTTAAGGACGACCGTAAGCCAGGTCAGGCCCTTGCCGATAGCGTTGATCGTTGCGCCTATCGCCTCACCAACAACGCCCCAACTCTCGACGATATCGCCGGTCACGGATTTGTTACCCTTGCCGAACTGGTAAAGGTCTTCGGTCACGAGGGCGAGCAATGCGCTAAATAATAGGATGGCGCCGGCCGCTGCGATGATCGGGGCGTACAAGAGGAGCGAGCGGGCGCCGGCCACGATGGCGGCTTGCCCGTAGGCAACAACGGCGGCGGTCAGTACGGTAAAAAATATGGCGACGGTCGTCTTATTTTCTTTCGCCCAGGCCGTCACGCTTTGCGCCGTGCGCAGGAACCACGTCAACGCCGGGATGACGAGCGTCACGAGCTGCCGTTTCATGTCTTGCCAGAGGTACGAGGTCGCGTCGAGCTCGTCGTTGTACTTTTTGAACTCCGCCGCTTGCTCCTCGGTCACGACGCCAAGCTCTTTCTGCTTGCGGATAATCTCGTCGAGCCCTGCGCGGCCCTCGCGTAATAGGTTAATGGTGCCTTGATCCAGTCCCATTTTAGCGCCTAGGCCCGCCGCCTCCGACGCGCTGAGCTTGGCGAACTGGTCAGACATTTTTTCTAGGGCGCTTATCGGGTCTTTCGCCCCTTCCTTGATGTCAGCCATCGAGAGCCCGAGCTCTTCGAAAAACGGCAGCATGAGGCCCTTGCCTTTCGTGGCTATGGCGTTCAGCCCGGTGTTAAGTGTGCCGAGCGACGCAGTAAACGCGCCCGTCTGCCCGCCGGACATTTGCGCGGCGTTGTCCCAGGCGTGTAGCGCCGACACGTTCACGCCGAGCGCCTCGGCGGAGTCGTTTAGCGTGTCGACAAAATTAGAGACCTCGGATATCGACGACTTGATCGCGCCGATCGAGAATATCGCGCCGAGGGCAAACGCGGCTTTGCCGGCCAAGTCCATGAACGAGCCGCCGACCATGTCCGCGGCTTTGTCCGTCTGCTGTAATTCTTTCTCGAGTTTCTCGGCCGATTTGGTCGAGTCGGCGAGACCCTTGTCGAGTTTCTTCGCATCGCTGTCGAACATGAAATAAAAGGTTTCTAAAATATTCACTTAGCCGCCTTTCCTTTCGTTGTGCTTGATTGCGAGATGTTCGTTATACCGTGTGACCGCGATTACTTCCCAAAGATTTAACGCCTCCTCAAGCGTCAATTCGTCCCTTAATTCTTTGTAGGTTGCGAGCCGCTCGGCGAGGATTGCCCCTGTAAGTCCGTCAATGTTTTGATAATCGACGCTTGCACCTTCTCCCCGATAAGAGCGAAGAAAGTCGAGGCTTTGCCGTTCGCGAAAAAACTCACGTTGTACTCGATCATCGCCATTTCAAGGCGCATCAGGCACTCAAAATCCGGCACGTGATTGTCGACTAGCCCCTCGGTCGACAGGGCGAGAGGGCCCGCCGCCGTCGGCACCGACACAAAGCTCATGATTTTTAACATCATGAGCTTGTTCGTCGCGTAGTCGCCGAGCTTAGGGAGTGCCGAGAGCGGGTACTGCGTAATGATCTCACGGCCTGCAATCGCTGGGAATTTCGAGAGGATGAACTCCTTACTCGCCCCGTCGTGGCACTCAATTTGAACTGATTTAGGCTGCAGACTCATGACCGAGCAACCGACTCAAACGCGAACATGTAAACCTTCGTTTTGTAGCGGCCGGCGCTTGCCACGGAGTTAGCGGGGGCGCCGTCGGTGATCTTGCCCTGAGTGAACAGAGCCGATCGGCCGTCGGGGAAGCCCACCGATAAGGTGATGACGTCGCGCGCGCTCCGTTTCCCCTTGCCGACGCGGTTCGCTTCCGCCAGTACGGCAAGATTGCGATCGTCGTCGGAGTTTGGGATCACGGATAACGCGACCTTGATCGGGTTCGCTTTCGAGAACGCGATCAGGTCGCCGTTGAGCCCCATAGCGGTTTCCATGATTTGCTGCGTCGGAGCGTCGAACGGGTCGCCGTCGTCGGCGAACTGAGTAACCGCGATGCCGGTCGGAAACGTCACGGAGGCGCGAACCGAAAGGCGGAGGCCAAAGCCTGATATGTCTTGCATGTTACGCGCTCCTTTAGATTAGAGAATGGGTGCCGGACACGAAACGGACCGCGTCGTCTTTGCTGTATAGCAGCGAGTAAACGGCCTTGTACTCGGTGATTCCGGACTCCGCCACGTATGACTGGATGACGGCGTCGACCCAATACCCGAGGTTCTGGATCTGGTGCCAAGCGAGATCGTCGCCCGTTTGCTGCGTGACGAAAAGTCGCTGCGCGGTCGTCAGAGTTTTGCCGATGCTAATCGTACCGTTGAAAATGGCGAGATCGATCGAGTCTTGCACGACTGAGAGTATCTGCAGGCGACCCTCCTCGTTTGCCGGCACGCGCCCAGTGCCCAGCAATAGCGCCATGAGGGCCGCGCCGACCGAGTCTTTCAGCCATTGCTCGTTCGCGTACACGTTCATGTCGAGAGGGGCGGTCGCTGGGCCCATCAGCACGCCGCGCTGGTAGAACGCGAGTGTCTGCCCGGCGGTCTGCGTCGCGCCGTAGTAATTGACCCGAGCGGCGTCGAGCGCATCGCTTACGGCCTCGGTCGTTACCGACGGGGTAAGGGCGAACTGTTTAAACATGTAATTCACGGTTGCATTGCGGCGCAGGTAGTCCGTGGCGGCGAGCTGGACCATTGGCACCATCTCGGGATATTCGCCCGCCGTTACCGACAAGGTTAAGCCAGTACCGGCGTACCCAATGAGCGCGGCGGACCACGACACGTAATCGGCCAAAGCAACGGGGACCATGTATTGGAATAACACATTCAGGCCCGAATTATATTCGGCGATGTCGCCATGCTCGGAGATCGTCAGCTCCGAGCTAAATACGAAGGACCCGAAATTGTTCGAGATGTTTATTGACGCCTGCAGGGCTTCGAGCGGGGTCTGCGCGGCGGCGACGCCGGTTACGTTGATAGCGCCAAGGGAGGTATACAGGCTGAGAGCGTTGCCGACGTCGGTTAGACCGCTGCCGAGCTGGTCAAACGACATAGCGGTCAAGTCGAGCAACGAGCCGGCGATAACAAAGCGGTTATTCGTGGCGTCGTACGAGACGGTCGTCGCGGCGACGTTCGGGTCGGCGTCCGCCGCAAACTCGGCCGTCAACAAGGTCGCGACCTGGGCAAGCGAGACGGCGGTCGAGAAGTCAATCGCAGTTAGCGTGACGGTCGAGGCGCCAAAATTAAAGCGCATCGTGCCGGCGGTCACGGTGTTTAAGTAGCCGAGCGTACGAGCGAGCGGGCCGCCGTACACGCGAGGCGCGCGGCCGGACGGGGCAAACGAGGAAAAGGACAATTTTTGCGGCGCGCTGATACTCGCCGAAACAAAGTCAAAGTAAAAAGCCGCGCGTGCCGCCTCGTCGGAGCTCGCCCCGAAAAACGACGACACGTCGTCGGCGCTATTGAACTCTAAGACTGAATCGGCGGAGATCAGCAAAGACTCGCTAAAAACGCGGCCGATCAGCTCTCGGTTGGCGACTTGGGAAACTCCGCCGACGCCGCTCGTAATGCTTACGTATTTTGAAAAGGGGATCATGGGGCGGGCTCCTAAACTCGGTTAATGATAACTTCTTGTGCGTTGATAATACCAATAATTTCGGTCGTGGTGTCGCGGTGGGTAACGGTGATGTCAAAAGTGGGGTTCGGCATAAACTCGCCGGAGTCGTCGATCGTGTAGCCGGTGCGGACGTCCTGCACGCGTAGGACCGAGACGCCGTCGGCCAAGAGCGCGGCGCGGGCCGCGTCCGAGCGCAGTATGGCGGCGGTCGCCTTGAGAATATCGGCGGGCGTTAATTCGAAATCGTTGCTCGGGTCTTGTTGCGCAACGGCGGTAAACTGGTAGGTGCTTTCCATTTGTTGCGACTCGGTCCCGTACATTACGAGCTCGTCCTCGTCCCATCGGGTCGACCGCTCGGGGTAGCCGTACTGCTTGTCGGTGATCTTGAAAAGCGAGACGAGCGGCCCCGAGGGGACGCCCTGCTGCGTCGGCTGGTTTCCCTGCTTGACGTCCGCCGCGATCCCGCGCGCCGCGAGGCGGGGCACGATGGCGGAGCGCAGCGAGATAATGACTTGATTATCGAGCATTGGTCGCTTTCTCCACGCATAGGCACTCGACCCAGCCATCCTGGGCGAACCAATTTGTCATATTCTCAATATCGTACCGGCGCCCATTAAATTCGATTTGATCGCCCGAAACGTCGCGGCCGAGGCCGATTACATTCTGCGGCACGAACCACGTGACGTAATTACGCGAAAAGTTTAGCCCGAGGACCTCGTAACGGCTGCGCGGAACGGCCTGAACGCTGCCCTCGGCTATCGTTACGGGTTCCTGAAAGTACGTAATGTCGCGCCCGGTCGCGGACGTACTGCGGCCCGCGTCAGCGTAATACGTGACCGACTGCGAGCCGATCATGCTAAGCGCCTGGCGTAATAGGTTAGAGCCGGGGATCATTTCGCTGTGACCTCATAGCTTACCGAGGCGACCATGAGGCCAGTAGCGACGAGAGGCTTCGTTAAGCTGCCCGTCGTTTTCTTGTCGGCGTACCCGCGACGGCGGGCCGCGACGGTGCTATCGGCAAGCGGCGGGGTGTTGACCGCGGCGATCGACTTGCGGACCTCGCCGGCGGCGTCTTCGCAAACGCTCGCCATAACATGAGCGGCCGTAAAACGCCCCTTCATGACGGCGGTCGCGCCTTTGCCGAACGCCTTGGCCCACTTGTCAGAATTGGCCGCAACGGCCGGGCGCATGAAAGGGCGCGGCGGTATGTTTTGCGCGCTCGCTCCAAACTCTTGAATACTTGCCACGTAGGCGACGGGCGTACCGTCTGCGTACTTGGACGCCTCAAAAAACCCGACTTTACCGCGCAAGTCGTTCAACGACGCGGCCGCCTGGGCGACATCGGTCGTTGTGCCTTTCTTGCGGATCATGCGCCCCATCAGAATCGGCCGCCGACTTTGCGAATCGCGCGACGCTCCGGCGAACCGCCGACGGCCCAGCCACCGACCGACTTAGCCGACAACAGGGCCCACAATTGCAAGCCGTAAGGCGTCGTCGCCAGCCAATAACGCCAGCCACTAGGGCCTGTAGGCGGGGCCGAGGCAGTCACGGAAACTTTATCGATCGTCGCCGACGTGATGACCCCGCCGACCGGCGTTACGCCCGACGCGGCCACGGTGAATAGCTGCGCGAGATGCGCGGTCATGAGGTTGAGCGCAAGCTGCAACGGCGCGCCGGTCAGGCGGCAAGCGTCGTACGCGCTGATATAGCTGGTCGCGGTGTCCCAGTAGAGCTGCAGCGTCGCGTCCGGGTAGACGGTATCGCTCGTGAATTGAGCGAAGAGCGCACGAAAAGCCGCAACGTCAAACGTATGTAAGGCCATCTCGTGCGCTCCTATCGACTACTTCTTTTTGGTGGATTTTTTACCGGTACTCAGCTCGACTTTTTGGTCGTCCGGGGCGTCGGGGAAATCGCCCGGAACGATAGGCGCCGAGTTGTCTCGGCTCGCCATATCGGCCGCTACGACGTTCGCGTCCGCTTTCGCCCCGCTTCCTTCTACGACTTTGATAAATCCGTTCGCCTCGTGCCGTTTAAAAGTGTAGTCCGCACGCAGCACGGCAAGCTCCTCGGCGTCGATAAATGTCGCGATGCCTTGGGGCGTAATCAGGTGTTTTGTGGCAAGCCCGGCGCCGCCTTTAATCAGCACGCTGCGGCCCTCGACGGGGACGTCGCCGCCGCCTTTTTTCCATTCAACGTACCGCACGTCGGCGGTGATCGTCGAAAAAACGGTAATATTTTTAGACATGGTATTTCCCTCGGTTTAGAAAAAGGCCCGCCCATTACGAGCGGGCCTTTCGATATTACACCACTCCGGCGCGATTTAAATGCCGGTGATGCGGGTCACTGCCCAAGGGCGTTTCACCATGCACCCGGCCGTTGCGTTGGTCGAGTCTTCAAGGTAGGCCTTTGCGCGGGTTTCCGTACCCAAGGTTTTAAACTTAGTCGGCACGATTTGGATCATGACCGAGCCGCCGTCGGTGCTCGCGCCGTCCACGACTTTATCGGCGAACATGTACCCGACGCTCTCGCCGCCGTTTGCGCCGTCCAATTCTGGAGCGGCTACGACGCGAACATTGGGATTGTTAGATTTCAACCAGTCGAGAACCGACTGAGTGCCCAGGGTGTTGGTGATGGTCAGATATTCGTAACGGTCATTCGAGACGCCGAAAGTAATCGGGGTTTTCGCTGGATCGATACGGCCGCCGCCTTGAGTACGTAGGCGGGTAAACATGGCGCGCAGGTCGGCGGTGATTTCCAAAAAGGTCTTAGTCGACCAAAGCGGGGACGAGCTCGCGCCGTTCGCCGCCGTAACGTACGCCGGCAGGGCCGGGTCGTTCAGGAAGCCGTACGTACGGTTTGCGCCGCCGTTGTAGCCGTTGTAACCGATTTGATTGCGGCGGATTTCCAAAGCTTGAGCAACTGAGCCGCGTTTTTCTGCGCCCGAATTGACGTTCATACGGCCCGCGCGTGCTTCTTCAAGTTTGCCGACTTCGAAGCCCAGCTCGCCGCGTACAACAGTACGGCGCTCGAAGTTGACATTCCACGAAGCGAGCGGCACGTTTGCGGCGTCGCCATAGTTTGCTGCGAGGCCGGTCGGCTCCATAACGCCTTGTACGACTTCTTCGTCTTCCCACGAACCGGCGACGACCATGCCGACCATCTCGTCGATTGTCTGCGGTTGCGTGATGACGTTTACGAAGCCTGGGAGCCAAGCCTGCAAGAATTGGACCGGGGTCGAGATGCTTGCGGTAGTGGTCAAGCCCTGCAGGGAGTCGACAGTGAAGCCGAGATTGCGGGCCATCGCGGAGAGCTGCCCTTCATCCAAGCAGATGCCCAGCGCCGCTAGATCGCGGAACTGGTCGCACTGGTCGGCGGTCATGGATAATTCGCGGACGTCTCGGCCCGCGACGCTGCTAATGATTTTATTCGCGTTCATTGGTCAAGGTCCTTAGTTGGTCAAGCGGATGACGGCGAGCTGCGCACCGACCGCGTCGGGAGCGTAGCGCGACACGTAGGCGTTAGGCACGAGAGCGTACCCGGCACCGGAGGCGAGGGCGTTGTTCGTCGCTTCCATTGTGGTGCTTGCGACGGCGACGGTGATGTTGGTTTTATACGTGCCGTTCGAGCCAGCGGTGCCGGTCAATTGCTCCGTGATGACCGTGCCGACAGGCACCCCCGTGCCGGTAAGCTTCGCGCCGGCCGCCAAATACCCGCCGGCAGCCAAAGCCGAGACGGTCAAGATTCCGGTGGTCACGGCGATCACGCCGGTAAAGCTAGTCAGCCCAGCGATGCTATCGAGGGCACCGGTAGTGGTGCTATACGTAATCGGGTCGCCGATGGCGGCGATGCCGGGCAGCGCAACAACGACCTCGCCCATTTGCACGAACTGGCCCACTTCGTCATTTGCGAGGGTCAGAGTCGGGGCCAGAGAACCGTCTGCGACGGTGCCGCGCGAGGCGTATTCTTTCGGCATCCCGAGGATACCGGCGAATATCGTACCGACCGCGCCGGCACCAGCGTCAGTACCGTTACGGAAAAAGAACGCGCGACCGACGACGTTATTCGCCGCATCGTCACTGTTTAAGTTGAGAGGCTGAACTCGGCGCGGACCGTCAAAGGCGAACTCGCCAATGACGCCAAAGCCTTGAAGGGTGTTTAAGGTAGATTGGAAGCCCATGACTTACTCCTTTTTGCCGGCGAGGTAATTAGCAACCAGCGAGCCGCGGACGGCCGAGTCGGTTGCGACGGTTGCTACGGATGGCGCGCGGCCGTGCAGGTAGCCGTTCAGCGTGGCTTCCTCGGCGCCGGCGGGAGCGTTCAGCTCGAGCTTGTCGGCGGCATACTTGGCAACGTCCGAGACGGTCATCAAGGCCGAATCGAAAACGCCGATAAACGGCGTCACTTTGGCGACCAGGGCGTCGCGTTTTTGAACGTGGGCGAGCACGGTTTTAATGTCCGCGCTGTCGGTCACGGTGGCGAGTTGCGCCTCGGTGGCTTTTAAGCGCGCGTCCATTGCGGCCAATTGCTCGGCGGCCTGGGTGTCGAGCATGGCGGCGTCGGCTTTGGCCTTGGCGGCCTTTTCATCGTCCGACATTTCCGGGGATTCGGCCGGTTTGGCTGCGGCGCCGGCGAGAGAGGCTTTAATCTCTTCGACTTGCGCTAACAGGGGGGCGAGTGATTCGAGAGCCGCTTTAATGCTCGCGAGGTCGCCGTCTTTGCTTTCAATTGCGTCGGGCATAGCTATGTACTCCATAGAGTCGATGGTAAAACAGTTATGATCCAAGACGGCAACGTCGGGACCCATGCGGCCCTGCGCGACGAGCGCAAGGTGGTTAGCGCGAATATCACGCTGAACGGCGTCATACCGAACGCCGTCGGGGGTAACGCCCGGCGTCCAGTCGTAGAGGCAACGATAGCCCGCGCTTAATTCTTTTTTGACGCGGGTTATGAGATTCGCCATTGCCTCGCTAAATACTTTCAGGTTCCCGCGAATATACGTACCGTCAAACTCGATCTCTTCGCCGACGACGCCGTGTACCCCCTTCTGTTCGGCAGGCGTCAAGCCCGGAGAATCAGACGGGCCGAGCATTGTGTGTTCGTCGATAAACGGGATCAGCTTGAAAGACTCGAGGCACTCGCGGCGGCCCAGCTCCTCGGCGGGGCGGTAGACTTGGTACACGCGGCCGGGGTCCGGCGCGTTCGGGAGCTGCGCGCCGAGGTAAGGAAATACGCCGACCTTAGAGATCGGATTCCCTTTGCTTTCAAACCATCCATTTAAACAGGCGACGCGATTCGACACGCGGTAAACCTCCGTACAGTAGCGCATAGCGTACAGTCTTTCGCTCGCGCTTTGCAATGGCGGCGCGTCACTCGTCCGGCTCGCCGAAATTTAAATCGACAATCGGGCGCATGACGCACCGACAATTGGGGAGCTGCCCGGGTATCCCCCGTTCGCCTGTCGCGTTGTCAATAATCGGTAATTCTGCGAACGAGTAAATCTCGCCGCTCATTTCGACATGCTGCGGCCGCGGCTTTTGACTCCCGCCCGTATGTATCCACTCGAACGATTGAACGCCGAGTTTTTGCATCCGTGCCTTGTTAAGCGAGTTGTACGCTTTGCGCGTTTGATCGAGCGCCATGTTTTTCGCCGAGCGTTTCGTCTGCCCTTTTTGTTTCTCTAGGAAAGGCTGCAGGTCCTGCAGTCCGTTACCAGTGGTGATCGATCGCATTACGGCGCCCTGAACCGCGGCGAGGTATTTTTGCGGAATCGATTTAATCAGGCCGACGTTCTCCGCGATGCTCGCGCGCGCGACATCCCGCGTCACGCCGTCGGTTATCTTTCCCTTCAGTTTAATTTTGTCGGACGCCGCGCGCAGACTTCGCTTTACGCCTAACTCGCTCGACACGTCTGCGTCGTCGACCATGGTTATGGCGTACGGTTTGGCGTAGCGCGCAAACATGACCTCGAAACGCGACATGAGGGCGTTTGTCAAAATGCGCGCCTGGCTAGAGATGCTCGCGTCGGTCGTCACGTGAGACTCGACGGCGACGCGCGACTCGAACAGGCGCACGACTTCGCGCTCGGTCGTCGCGATCATCCTGTCGACGAGCTTCGCAATACGCGCGGCGTACCGGGCCTCGGCGCCGGCCGACACGCGCAGGACAAGGCCCTTAAATTGCGGGCGCTTCGGGGTCATCTAGCGGATCATCGCGGACGCCCGGCTCGAGGCCGAGGTATCCGCTCTGTTTGTCATTGCGTAAGCGGTTGCGCTCGTCGACAGTATCGATCGCGCCGGAGGCGATAAGCGCCCCGCCCGTCTCGGCTTTAAGTTTGTTGGTCTCGGCCAATTCTTTCGCGGTCGGCGTGTCAAGCGGCAAGAAGTTGACCGACAAGCTCGGCGCGTCGGTGACGCCGTCCGAGCGCAGCGTTAGCAGCCAATGACGCTCGATAAACGCCGCGAGGTCGCCGGTCTGGATACTCTCGAGCTCTTCGTGATAATTGGCCTCGTCGCCCTCGCCGGTGGCGTTTAGCCCCTTGGCCGCCGTCCCGAGTAACTTCGTTGCCGGCACGTCCGAGCATGCCGCGACGAGCTGGTACTGCCCCATGATAACGTCGTCAAAACCGGCGAGCGTCGTGTCGAATTGCTGGATCGCTTCGCTATCTTTGTCGATAACTTTTACTTGGAAGTTGTCGCGCCATGCGACCCACGTGCGCAAGTTGGCGAGAAAGTTGTCCTCGTCGGCCATCGCGGCGGCGCTATCGGTCGCGAGTACCGTTTGCCGTTTGGTCATGGCGAGCTGCGGCGCTTCGTTCGCGGTGCGCTCGGCGCAGTAAACGCGCTCGACGATTTTCTGCGGCACCGAGATCCCGCCGTACATGTAACGCGGCTTCAATAGGTCCGGCACGTCGGGCCCGCGGAATATCATCAAGTGCGAGCGGTGGTACTTCTTGCCGTTGATATTCCAGAACGTCGGCTCGTAAAAGTGCGGGCTTGTCGGGTTGGCCGCCGCGTTCGCGTCCAGCTCGGGCGAACACCAATACGGATCGACTTGGCTCCACCCCTTAAAACTGCCCTTCGTAACGCCGTCGGGGTTGAACGGGTGCGCGTAGTAATTCGGGTCGGTGCTCTCAATGATCGGAAAGGCGATACGGATACCGAACACCCGGCCAAGGTTGATAAACTCGATCAAGTTTTTATTCAGGCGGTGCTTTTTGTCCGATCGGCGCAGGCGGTTCACGAGCTCCGGCGGCAAGTCTTTGCCGTCGTCGCTTACCGGCTCGAACCCCTTGCGAATCGCATCGCGCGCGGGCATGAGGCAGGCTTTCGATATTAGCCAATGCTGCGCGAGGAGGGCGCAGATTTGATACCCGATAAACCCTTGACCGATGAAAAAACCGAGCACGGCCTCGTTAATTTGCGTCTCGCGTAGGGCGTAGGCGCTATTCACGGAGGACTCACAGGCTGCGCTATCCGCGGCGCCGAGGCCGGTCGCTTTCGGGGCGCGCCCCTTGAGCTCGAGGAGTTGACCGGCGAGCGACTCGGCGACGCCGCTCGCTTTCGGGCCGCTCGGCTCGCGCGCCAACACTGCGCGGCCTTTCGTGACGACCGTCGCGGCGGTCTGTTTGAAACTATCTAGCCAGCGCATGCGGAGTCCTCTTTCGTGTCATAAACCCGACCGGCTTAACCGTCCGGGGACTGTAGAACATATTAACCGCATCCGCCAAGTTTGGCGAACGGGTGCCCGGCGGGGTCTTGTCGACAATCATCCGGCCGGAAGTGTCGTGGTCATAGGTCGGTTGTGAAAGCTCGGTGCATAGCTTAGTAAGCAAGGGCAGGCGCGGGTCAAGGCTGATAATCAGCGACTCGTCGAACGGTTCGCCGTCGACGACTGCGCGGTGCGTATGCTGGAAGCGCAAGCGCAGGGCCCACCACGCCTGGGCCTTGAAGTTGCGAAAGAAGTCTTTATTGCGCCGGCCGCTCGGGTCGTTTTTGCTTTTCGTCTTGTCCTCGTCGATAAACGACTCGGGGTTAATAACCGCGCCCGACCCACGAAACGCCTCGACGTTAAGCTGCCCGCGCCCCGACTCTTTCCGGCGTTCGTTAATCATGCGCGCGTCGCCGCGTATGCCGGAGCCGAGGCCGTCCGCGTCGTACACGAACTCGAGCGCGCCGCACGCGTCGGCATGATTGAACGCGCGCTCGGTCGTGCGTAACGTGTCGGACCCGACGCCCGACCACTCCTCGAGAAACGAGAGCTCGACGCCCCGGCCGGCGGCGAACGCGTTAGCGTCGAGCCCCTCGTCGGCAACGTCGAGCGCGCCGCGCGCACTGCCCAAGACCTCGGCCCCGAGACGCTGCGCGGCGCCAATGGCTGACTGCACCCAGGCCGACGGGATGAGGATTCCCGACTTGCTCGCGTTGCGATCCATGTCGACTTCCTGGGCGAGCGTGACGGCGTCGAGCTTGCGCACTTGCGCCGCATACCACTCGTCATCCTTGCGCGGGTCGTCGCGCCAGTGAAACGTGAACACTTGCTCGGGCGGATAGCCGTCGAGCTTGTCAATAAACGGGCCGCTCGAGCCGTTAAGCGACGAGAGGTCGATCCTGCAGTTTGTCGTCGCGGAGAGTGACGCCTCGACGAGCATAGGGCGGTCGATATGGTGCGCCTCGTCGACAAAATATATCGACGTACGATCGCCGCGACCGATGTTATCGCCCGCCTCGCCACTGATAACGCTCCCCGTGCTCGGAAAGCTTATCCGCATATGCGGGGCGTGCTTAGGCGACCAGCCGCCGCGAAACTCCGGCGGCAATAGCTCCAGAAATTTACGGGCTTTCCAGAATAGCGCGCGCGGTTTGTCCGACGCGTCGACGTACTCCTCTTTTCGCGAGCCGAACCCGATCGCCATGCCGTCATGCGACAAGCAGAGCGAGACCGACGTCGCGACCGATAGCCAGGACGCGCCGACGTCGCGGGACTTTGCCGATACGCCCGGGTTCCCCGTTTTCCATAGCCGGACGATCCACTCGACAAACTCGACCTGTTTCGGGAATAGGATAAACGGCACGACCGAGGGCAGGCCGCGCTCGAGGTTGCGGGGGTCGTACGTGCACCCCCAATCGCCTATGAAGTCCGCAGGGTTGTCGCGGTAATGCACTTTGAACGCCGCGAGCATGGCTGGGTCGGCGCGGAGCTTTTCCAGCAATTGCAAACGCCAAGCGAAAACCGCCGAATAATCGGGGTTCTTAAAGTCGAACGCGTACGGGTAGGCCACTACTTGCCGCCCGACACGACCGTCGCGTATAGCTTGGCCGCCTCCGCCGGGGGCATGTCGCTAGTCACGATAGCGGTCGTTCCCGGCGGAAGCGCCAAACGTAAGGTATCCGAGTGCATCCCGTAGTACTTGGCAAGGTTGAGCAGGGCGCCGCATTGGTCGCGGAGTTTGATCTCGGGGCCGTTTGCCGTTTGCTTGATGCCGGCGAACAGTTTGCGCGCCGCGGGCGACACGCTTGAAATGTCCGCGAGGTACGTGTCGAGGATGCCCTCGCCGTCGCACTCGGGGCACTTCGGATGGGGCGGGTCGAGCTTTCGGTAGCCGAACCCGCCCGAGGCGTCCGGCATGTCCTGTTGTTTGGCGCCGCGCTTTTGTTCGGCCGCGGCGTTATGGTCCATAACGGCCGCAACGGCCATCGCGTACTCGGTCGGGTTTTTCCATTGGTACGCATGGCCCTCTCCCCAACAATGACGACAGGAGAGGTGCCGCGTCCGACTCAGCTCGGAGGGGTCGGCCGTCGCGATAGTGACCCATTCGCGGAGTATGTCGGCGATCTCGAACATGATCGGCTCGGCCGCCGCGTCTCGTAACTCTTTGATACGGGCCGTTATTTTACCGTCCCGCATTAACTCGGCGACGCGGCTCGAAACGGTCGCCGGCTTCATTCTGCCCGCATCGTAGGCCACGCGATAGGCGTCCGCGTCTGAGTGACAGTCGGGACGTGCGCGGGCGATACAAAAGGCTTCTTGCTTAGGCGTTAACATGGGTCAATTCTTACTGACTTGGTCGTCACAATCAAGCGAAGCGGCGGCGGGTACTCGGGGTAAAAGTCGGGGTATTTTCCTAATGTCTTACTTATCAATACTTTACGTTCTTAAATACCCCGATACCCTAATACCCTGTAATAATACTAATAGCACTATACGTATATAGGATATGGGAGAGGGACGCACGGGATATAGGGAAGCGTGGGCGCGGGAGAGTGAAAAAGTGACACGGGGTATTGGGTTACGGGGTAAGCCCTAATAAATCAATGACTTATCGTACCCGCTAAAAAGTTACGGGGTAACGGCGGGTACGCTCTCGCGCTCTCGCAGCGCCGCACGCTTCCCTCTCGCCGCGCTCCGGCGGCGCGCGGCACTATTGACGGGGCAGTCAATACCTAGTATGGTCGCGGGACATTCAAGAGAGGAGCGCGACATGCTTAAAAGGTTAGGGATATTTCTCGGAGTCGTAGCGTTTTTCGTCGCGGCGTTTTTTATGGTGCTATTCGCCGGAGGCGGGAAATGGGGGACGGAGCCCGCTGGTACGGGCATGTTTTTCTCGTTGTTTATGGGGGTACTCTTTGGGGTCATGACACAAGGCGCTTTCGGGGGTGACGAGTGAAACTAAACGACGAGATTACCGTCCAGTTTAAAGGCGAGCTCGAGGCCCAAGTCGGCAAGGTGACGCAAGTCTCCGGCCCCTTGGTCCGCATCGTATTCCCGAACGGTCAAAAAATATTTCATTACGTGACGCGCCCCTCGGGCCGCTACCGTATTACGCACATTAAAGGGGTGAAGGTATGAAGCGCGCAGACGTTCAATTAAAAGCGGGCGACCGCGTTCTCGTCGCTACCGGAGGCCCTCGCGATGAAACCCTCGACGCCTATGTCGCGGGCGAAAACGGCCTACACGCCGAGCTCCAATTTAACGACGGGCAGCGCCTACTATTTAAAATGGACGGGACGCGTTCCGGCTTGGCGGTTTTCTGCGATGATAAAGTGACGCATGTAAACGGCGAAGCGGTCGAGGGCGCGCCGACCTACACAGACAGGCGCGGCATGGTCGAGGCTTTAAACAATACGACTAGGGCTATATTGCTTTGCGACTCAATGGCCGCCGCCCTCCGCGAGTTTTGCGACAGGGTCGACGCCGACGAGATACGCAGTAAACGCACGTACGCGCAGTTTAAAGCCTTGCTCGCTGAGTACGAGGCGCTCTCGTGAGGTTCGGTTCGGTATGCTCCGGCATTGAAGCGGCCGCTGTTGCGTGGCACCCTCTCGGATGGCGCGCGGCCTGGTGCGCCGAGATCGAGCCCTTCCCCTCGGCGGTGCTCGCGCACCATTACCCGACCGTCCCCAATATGGGCGACATGACCAAACTCCCCGACCTCGTGCGGCTCGGCCTCCTTGAAGCGCCCGACGTATTGGTCGGCGGTACGCCCTGCCAGGCGTTCAGCGTTGCCGGCTTGCGACACTCGCTCGCCGACGATCGCGGCAATTTAACCCTCTCTTACTTTCACTTATTGGACGCCATCGATCATGCTCGAGCCGAACGAAACGAACCCGCCTGTATCGCCGTATGGGAAAATGTCCCCGGCGTTCTCTCCACAAAAGACAATGCTTTCGGCTGCTTCCTTGCTGGCCTTGCCGGGGAAAGTGATGCGCTACTCCCGCCAGGGGGTAAATGGTCGGACGCTGGTGTTATTGTTGGACCCGCGCGAGCAATCGCTTGGCGGATTCTTGACGCCCAATATTTCGGCTTGGCCCAACGCCGCCGCCGTGTGTTCGTTGTCGCAAGTGCTAGAAACGACATCGATCCCGCCGCGATACTTTTTGAGTTCGAAGGCGTGCGCCGGGATTCTCCGCCGAGCCGAGAAACGGGGCAAGAAGCTACCGCCGGCACTTATGGCTGCGCTGGAATCGGCAGTTACGAAAACAACGGGCACGGCCCCGACGACCCTACCGGACCCCTGCTGAAAGGTTCGCCGAGCGGAGGAGGCTACCCGCTACCGCCGGTAGCGGTTTGGCCCGCCCAAGTCGCCAGCACGCTAAACGCCCATTTTGGGGACAAAATGGGGCTAGAGGATCAGCACGCGCTGGGCGGCGCGAGCCTGTTCGTCCCGGCCGTAATGGGCACCATTACGGCCCGTATGTTTAATTCGCTGGGCGCGCGCGATGTCGAGGCGGGGGCGGTAATCGCCTTCAACCATAACGCCCAAGCCTGCCAGCTACCGAGCGAAAACACCGATACAACCGCCGCCCCCTCGCTAACCTGTTCGCAGGGGGCGGCGGTCGCTCTAGCCTTACGGGGCCGCGAAGGCGGAGCGACTGCAGAAGTCGGCGACGAGTGCGCCTTCGCCCTTCGAGCTAGTAGCGGCGGAGGAGATAAGCCGCACGTACTTTCAATACACGAAAATCAGCGCGCGGAAATAACGCTAAACGATACGGCAGGCGCTCTAAATTCGGGCGGCGGAAAACCAGGGCAAGGATACCCGACGGCTTTTACGTCCGCGATGCAAGTCCGCCGCCTAACCCCGCGCGAATGCGAGCGTCTGCAAGGCTTCCCCGACGATTACACGCTCGTCCCGCATCGTAACAAGCCGGCCGCCGCCGGCCCTCGCTACAAGGCGCTCGGTAACTCGATGGCCGTCCCCTGCATGGCGTGGATCGGCGCGCGTATCGCGGCGGCGCTCCTATGACCTGCCCCCTCGCCCGTACCGCCTCGAAGCGTCACGTCTACACATTCGCCGGCGAGGCCATTATCCGCACGGCCCACGCCTACACGCGGCGCGGGATTTACCGGTGCGCGTGCGGTAAGGTTAAGCGGAGGGCGCCCCGGTGAGCTGCGCCCATTTCTACCATACGGACGATCTCATGCCCCGCGACGCCTCGGGCGTGGTGCGCTGGCCGTGCTGCCGGTGCGGGGCGGTCGCCGCCGTACCTTACGGGCTCGCGGTAAACGGTACGATTATCGGGCCAGGCGAGGAGCCCCCGCCGCCGGCACTTTGGGAGCGACTAGCCCGCGCCCTTCGCAAATAAAAACGCCCCTCTCGGGGCGTTTCGTTTAGTGGATTAGACTGGTACGGCCCCAATCTATCAGACAATAAAAAGCCCCGCAAGGCTGTCCATACCTTGCGGGGCAAGTGTCGGCGGCTACGAGGGGAGCGTGCGCCGACCGGTCAATACTAAGCGGCCCGCACGCCGAACTCAATACCCCCCGTTTGCGCTTTGCTATACGCGGCGGCAATGGCCGCGGCGCCCACGATGCCCGCTTGTATCGATCGAGCCTTGACGTATAACACGGGCTTGCTCGAGTCAGGCGCTACGATGTTATTAACGCGGCCGCCGTCGAGCCCCGGGTGCTTTATATATCCCATATCGACGAGGAGCTGCTCGCGCTTGCGATGCGTGAGTACCCTCGAGCGGCCGATCTTGTCGAGCAAGCGCGCGACGGCGTGGGTCGAGATCCAACCGCCAATGAAGCCAGGCGTACCGGCCTCGATCGCTTCCATAATTTCTTGTTCAATACCGCCAATACTGGCGCCGATCGCCTCCTCGGTGCTCGAGGTAATGGGCGCGCGCTGGCACTCGCCGGCGGGGTTTAGCTCGGCGGGTATGGCGTAGGTCGCGAGGTACTCCGACACGGCCGCGTAGCCGCCGCCGTTAAGCCACTGGTACAAGCTCGGGAAGTAGTTTCCCTGCATACCGTCGCGGGTTAGGTCGTCGGCGTGTTGCTGCGCGCAGTAGAAATTCGCGAAGCGGCGGTCATTGCGCGTCTTGCGGAGCGCATCCTTATGATTGCTATTTAAAATAAAATTACAGCATATCCACGCGATGCGCTGATCGACGCCCTT